GTAGTCAATGAAAGTAATGGTATGTATTTTGAATGGAAAATTCTCAAGACATATCAGAAGAAAGAGAATGAAGATAAGAATGAATATGCTAGGTGGTATACTGCATGTAAATCACCTATGACACACGATAGTTGGGAGTATGGAGATGCATACATTAAAGAGATAATGAACACAAAACCTATGCGAACATCAGCAACTAAAGAATGGGAAGAAACTTATGGTACTTAAAACTGTAGAGTTATCATCATCTGCTAAAATGATGGGAGTATCTACTACATATAGAAGTGGTGGACACAATCAATTTGGAACATGCCCTACTACATGTAGTCTTAATCCATTAAAAGATAACAAGAGAGAGAACATAGATGTAGAATACTTAGAAGTTATTGTGAATAATATACCTAAACGTGGAGTATCTTATACCTATACACACTTTAACTTAGATAAACTAAAGAACTTAAAACTAATAGAAGATATTAAGTATAATAAAAACAAAGCTACTATCAATAGAAGTGCTGATACTATTGAACAAGCATTAGAATATTATCATAAAGATTATGATACTGTAGTTGTGTTACCTTATACAGAGAAACCAGATAAACATTTTACAAAAGATGGTGTAAAGTTTGTAAGATGTATAGCTGAGTACAATAAGAAAATAAATTGTAGTAACTGTAACTTGTGTGCAGAGAAACAAAGAAAGTTTGTAGTTGTTTTCTATGCTCATGGCTCTAAGAAAAAGAAGATAGGAAAAGAAAAAGGTGGGTGTTATGGTGCGAATGGTAGGACTAATTTACATTGGTTAGCTACACAAAGACAAGCACAGACAGAGTCAGATGCAGAGAAATTAAAGAGTTTTATCAAGTCGTTACCTCATGGTAGAAAAATACGTCATCACGTAGTTGGTGATGTAGGACTTGATGAATAGGTGGTAACAATTTTGTTACCATATAACGTACCATTTTGGTACACAAAAAAAGGAGAACGAACATGTTTAACCAAAGCGATTTATTGCTTAGAATAAAAGCAAAAGGCTTAGTTGATGTGAAGATTAATAACAACAACAACCTATGGCAGAAATCTATCTACATAGCTAAACGTAGTCATAACTGGTATAAGATAGGGGTATCTAAGAATATACCTCAGAGAATAGCAGGATTACAAGTAGGCTCACCTGAAAAACTAAAGGTCATACATTCTATACCTTTAGAGGGTAAGGTTTTCTTTGTAGAGAGAAGCGTAATTAAGAATATTGGACAGAACTTACCTAATGGCTCTAAGAGTGGTGAGTGGGTACGAATACAAGGTTCTGAAGCAGAGATAAAGAAACTCTTTACTTATGTAGTTAAAGGTGTTATATCTAAGTTAGGTAAGGACACACGTTCTGAAGAACAAAGATGGAACTTAGCTATGGAGAAAAAGTTTCCTTTACTTGCATGGAGTTATATGAAATCACCACTAAGAACATTCATTAGAAAGTAAATACATGCACGACATATACATTGAAGGTGGTACAAAGAGACAGAAAGATATAGCAAATAAAGTTATATCTTTTTGTCTTAAAAGATTAATGCCACGAGCAAGAAGTATTAATATTGAATTGACCTTACGAAGTATGTCAGACTTAGGTGGTTGTTGGTTACTAGACAATCATAGAAGTTTTGGTATTGAGGTCAATTCAGAATCAAATACTAAAGAATTTATCATATCACTTATACATGAAATGGTACATGCTAAACAATATTATACTCAAGAATTATGTGAGGTGTTGACTATGAATAGTGATGGTGGTATGGTAGCTAAAACATTGTGGAAAGGTAAAGATTGTACAAACTTAGAGTATAGAGATTTACCTCACGAACTAGAAGCATATCATATGCAAGATAACTTATATAAGGAGTATAAAAAATGGGTATGATTAAACTACAAGGTTCACCATTATTTGCTACATTTAATGATGAACAATTAAAGAAACATATCGATAGTCATAATGCAGAAGAGAAAAGATTGTTATGGCTTGGTGTTATGTTAGGACAAAACAATCTATTGCAGAAGATAGATAAAGAATATAATGTATACATAGGAGATAAATAATATGACGATACTACAATTTAAAAAGAAAGATGAAGACGAATACAAAACTAATGTATGGTATAGATTAGGTTCTGCTAAAGCAGTCTTTGAAACTCTGCTTAAAAGAGATGAGTTGACAGAACATCTAAAAGAGTTTATAAGAAAATGGTTAGCTAAAGAAGAACGATACGATAGAGAGAATAAATAATGGAAAACTTAGAAACAATATTTTATCTTATCATTATTGCTTTAGCATTATTATAGAAAGGAATAATATATGACAGCATTACAAAATAGTATAATACTAGATGAAGAATATGAATACGAAGTATCTGTGTTAGATTTATGGAAAGTATCTGGAGAAGAAGACCCATACTCTGCTATACATCTAGCTATGAATACTTTAACATATCCTAATCCTAATGTTCCAGATGAAGAGATAGAAGAACATCTATCAGAACTATGGTCAGAAAGGTGGAGTGAGTATTATGTATAACGAACTACGTACATACACTAGCATGTCTGGATTCATTCAAGCACATGAAGGACTATGGCACATGCTAGGTTTTAAATATAAAAAGATTGACAAAGAAACTGTAATAATAAATAATACTAAATGGAAACTAATGAAAGGAAATATGACATGCCTAACAAAATAAAAGATAAAGAACTGAGTGAGGTGTGGACATCAGTAGATGATGCACCTAAAGAAGTTCAGAAAGAATATGAAAGACATCTTAAAAAAGTAGAAGAACAAGTAGATGACTTAGACAATCAACACTATAGTGAAGGAGAACAATATGACTAAAGAACAAATACTAGATAAACTATATCAAGCAAAAGACTATGCGTCAAATGCTCTGAATGTTGCACAACAAGCAAGTGAATTGGCATCAGAAGCAGAAACACAAGCAGTAGAAACATATGATAATCTATGTGATGCTATTAACATGGTAGAGGAGTTAAAAGATGATTAGCAGAGGATATAAATTAACAGAGTTCAGAAATAAATGGAAAACTATTTATAGTAAAACATTTCTGAATAAGTATATACCTATCCATGAAGATGTATGGGTAGATGATAAAGAGTTTATAGAAACTATGAAGAAACCAGAAGGTGAAAGATATATCTGGACTGTACTAGAAGAAAATGGTACATGGATTGTAACAAGTGGATACCATTGGGTTAATAGAATAGGTTTTATAATAACTAAAAATAAATGGGAGCATGACATGAATATAGAAGTGAAAGGATATTAAGATGAGTAGAGATATAAACACAATACCTACGACACGAAGGCATATAGTAAGCTATCAAATACATGTAGAATGGAATGATAGTCATAAGTTAGTAAGACTAGACCATGATATGCCAAGTGGTTTAGCACAAGACCTAGACGATTGGTTTATAGATATAGAAGATGAGGAGGATTTAAAATGATAGATGATGCCATAACAACTGTAGGTTTTGCTTTACAATCTCATGTTAATACATGTTACCATGAGGATACTGATGAGAACAGAGCAGAACGAGAAGAACTAGAACTAGCATGGTCAATAATAAAAAAACATTTAGAGGAGAAAAATAATGATAGTAACTTGTGAACATTGTAAAGTTAATAAAGGTGAAGAAGAAGATATGACATATAAATTTGTTCCTATATTATTGTGTGATGATTGTTACACAGGAATACGATATTGGATTGCAGATGAATTAGATATTCATGTACAAGGAGTAGACATATGAAAATAACTGAAGAAGAATTAGCAGAATTAGAAGTATGGGATATTACTTTTTATACAGAAGATGAAGAAGGTAATAAAAAGTTTTGGAAAACTACACATCATGTAGACCATTCTAGTTTAAGTGAAGGTTGGGAAGCTGATGATTTATATTATGCAGAGGAGAATGATAATGAAAGTAAAAGAAATAATATTTAAACTACAACAATGCAATCAAGAGTTAGAATGCTATGGTTTTTTTAAAGACGATATAAGAAATGTAATAATGGTTGACAACAGTATGGAAGATAGAGTAGAATTTAATTTAGAAGAATTAAAAGGAGATTAACATGAACATATTTATATTAGACGAAGATCCTATCATATCTGCACAGATGCAATGTGATAAGCACATAGTAAAGATGCCATTGGAAACTGCACAGATGTTATGTTCTGTGTTGCATAGGCATGGACAAGGAGATAAAGTACCATACAAAGAAGCACACAAGAACCACCCATGTACACTATGGGCAGGAGATAGTGCTGCGAATTTTAGTTGGCTAGTACAACATGGTATGGAGTTATGTTTTGAATATACCAGAAGGTATAACAAGATACATAAATGTCAACAAGTTATTATGGATATAAGAGAAACAGATTGGGGTACATTACAGTATCAAGATATGGAAAGAACACCACACCCACAATGTATGCCAGAAAAATACAAAGAACAAGATGGTTTCTTCTCTCCAGAAGTTGCTTCTGTTAGAGCATACAGAAAGTATTATGTAAATGATAAGAAAGATATAGCCAAGTGGGAGAAGAGTAGACCTATGCCTGATTGGTATGCTGAATGGATGACAATACAGAATAAAAAGATGGAAGATGAGAAGGTAGATTTAGATGCATATGATGGATAATTAACTTGACATTTATATTTATTTAGTGTAAGGTACGAACATGAATAATAATTATATTGTTGCATTTATATCTGAAGATGAAGATATTATATTAGAACCATTAGCAAAGTTTAATGGTGATGTAATGTATTTTAAATCTAAAGGAGATGCAAGAGCATACATAGAAAGACTATATGTTAATAGTGGAGTAGACATAGAGCCTATGTCAGATGATGATGGACTATCAATAGTGAGGGTACAATAATGAATAAATCACAGATAAGAAAAGAATTATATGAGTTACCTAAAGATGCTACATTTCAAGTAGATAAAGTATTAGAATGGATTAAACATAATCAAGAAGTATCAAGGTCTTTAAACAGAGAGGTACGTATGAATACAAAAGGTGCTATAGCTAAAAGGTCTATGCGTGATGGATACATAAAAGATATGCGTCATTACCTACGTACTGGAGATTGGATTAGTTTATTTTATGGTAAAGATATGCAGAACTTAACTAAGTATATAGTGGTTGCACATGGTGATGGAGTATGGTATGACTAATACAGAAAAAGAATTATTAAGAAGAAATGTAAAAGAATTACAGTTACAATTACGTGATGCACATATAAGAATAAAAGAATTAAATGTAAAGATAGATGAATTACGTAAGAGATTAGGAATAGAACAAGAGTTTACAACAGCAGATGGGTGGGCTATGCCTGTAGAAAATCCAGATGCTTTACATATAAAGGAGAATAAAGATGATTGACTTAATAATATTATTTACTATAGTATATTTATTTTTTATGATATATTGTTTAGCAGAACTACGAGGACTAAGAAAATATATTGAAACAAGTAATGCAATATATAGAAAGTATGCTGATGATATGATATTTCTTACAAGAAAAGGAAAGAAATAATGAGTGAGAATAAATTTACTAATTGGTTACATAAAGAATTAAAACAACAACAAAAAGAAAAGGAAACTATAATGGCTAAAGCAATAAAGAAAGATGGTGCTATGATTTTAGACGAAGCACAAAAGAAACACTTACTAGATTTATTTAATGCAGGTAAGGACTTTTCACAAAGTTATAGAGAGTCAGGTATTAAGTATGTAACTGCATGGGAAATAGAAAAACTTTTAGACTTAATAGATGATATGAAAGACTTATATGGTATTGCACCTACAACAAGTGAACATGTAGACAATGATGGAGATCATTATCCTAATCATTGGGCAGATCATGTATGGTCTGACGATTCAAGAGCATGGAAAAGAGAGGACTAATATGCCTAAGAACTTATGGGATAAAGAATACAACAGAGTATATAGAGAACTTGTACGTGACTATCTTGATGATGGTTACGACATTGCTGAAGCTAAGTTTAATGCTAGAAAAGATGCTAAAGAAGTAATGAAAGATCAGCTTGACTTTGTTGAAGAATTGTATGATAATACGTTAAATGATTTGGATTAATAATATGGATAAACAATGGTTAGATAGAGGTGCATGTCCTAAGTGTGGCTCTAGTGATGGTAATGTAAATCATTCTGAAGGATATAGCTTTTGTTTTTCTTGTAACACTAGGTTTGGAGAGAAGATGGAAGTAGAAAAAGTAATACCAATGAGGACAGAGAGTGTTATGAAAACTGTGGGTACGTTAGGTGCGTTAAGTGAACGTAGTATATCTAAAGAAACAGCACAGAAATATAATACAGATGTTAAAGTAAATGGTAATATGAATACTCACCACATTTATAAATACTTTGATGAAGGTGGTAACAATATAGCTAACAAAGTACGTGATGTAGCTACTAAGAATATGTGGACTGAAGGTAATATGACTAATGCAGGATTGTTTGGTCAAAATATCTTTGCACCTAGTGGTAAATATATTACTATTACTGAAGGTGAGGTAGATGCTATGTCTGCATATGAATTACTTGGTAGTAAGTGGGCATGTGTATCTATTAAAACTGGTGCAGGTTCTGCATTACGTGATTGTAAAAAAGCATTTGAATATCTTGATAGCTATGATCAGATAGTTATATCATTTGATATGGACAAGCAAGGCAGAGAAGCTGCAGAAAAAGTAGCACAACTCTTTGCTCCTAACAAATGTAAAGTTATGCACATGGAACATAAAGATGCTAACGAATATCTAAAGATGAATAAACGTGAGGAGTTCTCAAGAGCATGGTGGAATGCACAACCATATACTCCTGCAGGTATAGTTAATCTAAAAGATTTAAAATCTACATTGTTTGAAGAAGAGTATTGTGAGACATGTCTATATCCTTGGGCTAAACTAAATGATAAGACATATGGTATGCGTACAGGTGAGTTGATTACATTCACATCAGGTGCAGGTATGGGTAAGAGTTCTATCATGCGTGAGTTGATGCACCATATGTTAAAGAATACAAATGATAATGTAGGTATACTTGCATTAGAAGAAAGCACAAAGAATACAGCATTTAATATCATGTCTGTTGAAGCTAATGCTAGACTATATATTAATGAGATACGTAAGAAGTATAGCCAAGAAGAATTAGATACATGGTTTGATAACACTATGGGTAGTGGTAGGTTCTTTGCCTTTGATCACTTTGGTTCTATATCTAATGATGAGATACTTTCAAGAGTACGATTTATGGCACAAGCTTTGGATTGTAAATGGATATTCCTTGATCATTTATCTATACTTGTATCAGGTCAGGAAGATGGAGATGAAAGAAAATCTATTGATGTATTGATGACTAAGTTACGTTCATTAGTAGAACAAACTGGTGTTGGATTACTATTAGTATCACATCTACGTAGACCTGCAGGTGATGCAGGACATGAGAATGGTAAAGAGAT